CGCCACAGTACCGATGCCAGGGACGATGGACCCAAGGATGCCGCCGACGACAGCGCCCGTGCCGATGATGAGAGGATCCTTGTAGCGCTGGTACGCGGCCCTAGCCTTTTCGCCCGTTCTCTTGGCGGCATCACCGATACGGTTTCCCGTATCGCTAACTTTGTCTATAACCCTGCGGGTCCGCCGCCTGAGCCGATTTTTGAGGGCCATGGCTCTAGAGGTTAGTCCAAGACGGCGCTGCGGCTGCCGGGAGGGTTAGAGACAGGCTTCCCGGCGTTGCCGAATTCGCTCGGGACGTTGATCCCCTTCTTCTTCCCCTTAGGGAACGAAGACCCAAGGCCGGGAGGAATGCCGCGCTGTCCCTTCTCGCTGGGGACCACGATTCCACGCTTCTTCATCTCTGTCTCCTCTTCTCTCTACTATGACAGCCTATCACTAACTGGTTTCTCACGCAAACTGCTCAGGCGTTTTCGTTGATCCCTTCCGGGATCATCTGCATCTGATCCATCCCAGGAGCAGTCATCCCCTGCTGCGCCATCTGAGCCTGCATCATTTTCATTTCCATCTCCTGAGAGATGGCCTGCCACTTCTCCCAGCCGGAAGCTCTAAGCAATTCACGCAGAGGCAGAGCGCCACGATCAAAGAGAGTGATCGCCTGCTGGAATTTGCTGGAGCGAGACACCGGGAGAGTGGACCCAGCGCCGATCCGCACGTCAAACTCGGCATCTGGAGGAATCAGGTTGCTCGTTTCGTCGTAGACAGGTTGCTGCTGCGGCATCCCGTCGTCGCCGATGATGGGGAAGCCCCCCGGGTCCTGCATCTGCTCCATGCCTACGGGCCTATTGATCTGGAAGCTGCTCTGGGTCGCCATGCCCGCGGGCTGTGGCTGGCCGTCAGCGCCAAACTCGTTTCCGACCACCCGGAAGATGCGCTGCGAGGTGTAGTGCTTCTGGATGAAGGAGACCAGGATCTTGCCGGCGCGGCGAAGAGCCGCTTCCATGAGCCTGACCTTGAGACGAAGGCGCGTGTTCGCGGCCTCGGCGAGCTGCTCGAGGGCTACGCCCGCCTCGACGCCTACGGGGCGCTTACCCTGGACAAGATCGACGTTGCCAAGGATGTCGTTGATGTCCTGCTTATCGCGGTCGTTGACGGCGAAAAGGCCCGAGAGGTCCATCTGGGGGACCATCCAGGCCGCCGCCTGGGGGCCACCTTCAGCGGGGATGGAGATCCCGGGCTCAATTTCAAGGTTCTCGAGGTCCGCGCCAGCGCCGGGGTCATAGACCAGGATCGGGGAAGCGCAGTAGCGCAGGATGTCGAGGATCATCCCTCGGCGCTTGTTGATCTCGTACTGGAGGTTTTCGATGAGCTGGATTTCGCCCGTCGCCCACAGGCTCCAGTTGGTCTTGTAGTCGGCGAAGTGGACGAAGGGGGCCATCTCGAAGTCGGTAAGGGTGGGCTCCTCAAGGACGACATCGTTCGCAACGACCGTGCGCTCCCAGCGCATCGACTCACGATCCAGCCTCCAGCGCTCGGCGACCGTAGCCGAATCCTTCGACGCTGGACCCTGCCGCTCCATGGAGTTAGAGGGGTAGGTCCAGGAGTCAGTCCCGGTCGTGGTGGGAACCGTCTTCGTCCCCATGAGCCCGCCAGGCCCGTTCTTCTGGTTCGTCTGGGGACGGAAGATGACGATCTCGCTGTCTTTGACGGAGGCTTCGACCTCAGCGCCCTTCTCGGGCCAGAGAGTCTTGATCCGGTGGAGCGACATCTGCTCGACGTGGGTAATGCGCTCGGCCTCGTCAATGTCCTTCGCCTCGGGGTTGAAGAACATGCAGGTCGGATCAACGTCCACGATCTGGATGTCGCCATCGCCCTTGCGGAGCGAGGGGTTCCAGAGGATCTTCCAGAAGCCGTTCCCGAAGATGAGCGCGTTGAGCATCGTGGCCGGGAGCTTGACGTCGCAATTCTGCTCCTCCCAGATCCATTCGATGATGGAGCGAAGGACGTCGGCGATCTTGTCGTCGTTAGGTTCGCGCGGGATGATGGCGATCTGGGGCTTGTTGTCGGTGATGACGGGGAGGATGGAGTTGACCGCCGCCGTAGAGAGTGGGATGACCGGGGTACTCTGCCAGTCCTTCTGATTCCCATTCCAATGCTGGCAGTAGTAAATCTCCGCGTAGCGCTTCTGGTCAGATGGGTTGATGATGGCGTACTTGTATGCCTTGTCCTTGTTGAAGTCCTTCCAGACGCCTTCGCAGATGTCGGCGTCCGGTTCCTTGTCGGGCTGGTTGTTGGCCGGCGGAGCCCCCTTTGTCCCAAAGAGAGTAGGCTGCGTGACTACCTCGGCCATCAGCGCTCCGATCTTTCCGCGTGATTGCGCCCGTCATCAGAAATGCGAGCTTCCGGGAAGGGGTCCGAGAGCTTGAAGCTAGGAGTGCCTAGCTCCTTCCTGTCATGCTCGCTGTTAAGGTCGTAGGTGCGGCCCCTCTTGTAGTTAGGCATGAGGTGCTTGTAGCGACCTTGAAAGTCGTACAGGGCCGCGTCTACGTCCTTGGTCGTCTGCATCTTCGCGGCCTTCTTCTTCCCGAAGGCAAAACGAAGACCTTCCTTGGTTTTTCGGGACAGCACGGCGTTCTTGATGAAGCCGATGGTTGGGGCGATCCCCAGCTTCGCCCTATCCCCGCATTCCTCGCACTTGATCCACTTGGGGATGCGGGACATCGGAGCGAAGCGCTCCGTCATATGCTTCTTGGAGGGGCAGTAGAAAGCATAGCAAGGCACCTGCTCTACTCCTTCACAAGCTCAAGTGTATGGAGCGGAACGTTGTTGCCTGAAGCCGTGCCGGCCGCCTTGTTGGCAACGATGGCGATGATGTCGCCGTTGCTGGTGCGGTAGCTATCAATGATGTAGCCGACGCGCCCACCGAAGCGGACTTTCAGCTTCCCGTTCATCGCCTCGGCCATCTGGTCTTCAGTCATAGGCTACCACCCGGTTCTCATACGCCTTGGCTTCCGCATTGAATTTACTACATTCTGGACTCCTGACGCAACTGCTCGGGACGCGTGCTGGCTTTCGATTGAGTGATTCTGCTCTAGCGTCCTCTCTACTTCACCCTCAACAACCTTGGTTTTCTCGCCTTTCTTGAAGAAGCCGTGGACATGCTCCGAGGTGATGCTGTACTCGATAGGGTCGCTGCAATGGTCGTTGCCGGGGGCCACGTCATCCCCGGCGTTTCTGTCTACTTCCTTCCCGTGCATGTCGATGACGCGCTCTCGGCCGTCGTCACCTTTGGAGACGTAGCGCTTCCACTTCTTGTTTTCGAGGTTTTGGATCGTCCAGCGGCAGCTAGGGTGAACCTGGAAGAGCGGGCGGCTCTTATCGTCGTTGGAGAGGATGAGGGCGTTGATGATGCCGATGCGCCACTTCTTCCAGTTCTCTCCGTGGCTCTTGCGCTTGCGGGCGGGGACCAGCGGCTTGATTCCCTGGCGACCCATCTCCATGGCGACGATGCGCCCGGAAGGGTCGTACCACCACTTCTTGATTCTGTTGAAGATCGGCCCCGCCGCTTTCTTGATCTCCCGTACGTGGTCGGAGATCGCCTTGCCTCGGTCTGAATCGCAATACTCGCCGATCACATGCCAGGTCTCGCCGACGCGGGCGCAGAAGACGGCGGCGGTAGGGTCGTTCGCGCCAAAGTCCAGTCCAGCGCAGATGTAGGCGTCCGGTGGAACGGTATGGACGGTGTAGGGGCTTTGATGCCTCATGCGGTCGAAGCGGCTGTAACAGAGGCCCTCAAAGCCAAGGTACTCGGCGAACAGCTCGCGGCGGGCGATGATGGGATCCTTGGCGGCGTAGTCCTTCCTGAGCTGCTCAATGTGCTTGGCGTCCAGGAAGGTGTTGTCGAAGCTGGAGCAGACGATGACCGCGATGCGAGGGTCGCCATAGCAATCGACGGGATCGTGGTCCTTCGGGACGTATCTGCGGGTTTCCTTCCCGTAGACGTCAACTTCAGGTTTCCCCGCGGCGTCGAGCGCCAAGTCGTAGTGGTCATAGACGCAGACGTTGCAGCGCCCGCAGCGGTAGGCGCGGTCGATCACTTCCGTCTTCGTCCAATGGCCCGGGAAGGTGGCCGTGCCGCACATGAGGATCAGGCCGTCCACTTCCATGACGCGGCCCTTGATGACCTCGAATACTTCGGGCTTCATCTCCTGCACTTCGTCCAGCCCGGCCGCCGCGATGGTGCGGCCTCTCATGCGGTTGGGGTTGTCGCCCGAGTGCATCTCAACGATGAAGTATTTGTCCGGGATGGACGGGGAAGGCTTCAGGATGAAATGGGCGGGACCGGAGGAAGACGTCACCTTCTGGTCGATCATGGCCTCTTCAGCGGCGTTGGCGAAGAGGCTGCGGACGTTCGCCATCATGCCGTTGGTGGGGCTGACGAGGTACATGATGTTGGGCGTCGAGTCGTAGACGTAGGGCTGCTTCAGGATCTCGCGGACCATCCAGACGGACTTTCCGCCTCGGATGCCGGAAAGCATGAAGACGATGCGAGCGCCTGACTCGACCGCCATGGAGGCGATCTGCTGCTTGGGGTGGAAGTTGAAGTTAAGGGTAATGTACTTCCCGCCGTCCTTGTCCTTCTGAAGAACGGGGAAGTCCGGGACGATGAGATCAAGCCCTACGTGCTTGGGGGCTCTACGCTTCGCGTTGAGGACGCGTGTAGGCGCGGCCCCGCGGGCAACGGAAGTAGTTTCGTCCTTTAGCTGATTCTGGGTGATGACGACCTGATGACCAGCGCCAGCGATCTTCTCAGCCTTCTTCTTGACCGCCTTCCCGCGATTCCACCAGGCGATATAGCAGGTGTTCTTGCAGAAGCGGGAGTCTTTGCTTTTCTTGGCGAAGCTGCTCCCGCAGTATGGGCAGACGGCCGGCGTCCCCTTAGGTCCCGGCGTCACCGGCGGGAGGGGGATCGCCGACTTTCCTTCGGGCGAGTCCAGACGGCACCTTCGGCCTTTCCATGGTGTACTTGGAGGTCTGTACGATCTGCACAGCCGCCTTCATGTCTTTGCGATGGGAGCCCTGGGACCCAGGGCCGACGTAGCCCTCGAGCTTGGAGAGGGCTTCCAGAACCTTCACCTTCTCGTCCGACGACTCGGAAAGGTCCACCAGCTCGAGGAGCTTCTTGCGGATGAAGGACTTCGGTACGGCGTCTTCAGGGTTAAGGGCTTCCTCGGTCATTTCACCGGGGCGAAGGTTTCTTCCTTCGACCTCCCATCGCCGTCAGGGATGATCTGCCGACGCACTACCATGTCGGGCATGGGATCAAACTGCGTCCCGAAGCGATCCGCCGCCGTAGACGCCTTGGCGACCTTCATGGCGATCTCCGCCAGCTTCGCCTCCGAGACCTGGGGCTTGGTGGGGAAGGGGCCGATGGGGCGCACGGACAGAATGCGGATTCCGTGATACGCCACGGCTCCGAGGATGAACACGGCGATATGGGTCAGGACCAGAAGGAGGCTACCCCACCACGGCATTTTCGTTCTGCCTCGGATCAAAGCTCCTCTGGAAGTCGATGCGGTACTTGTCGAGGAGGGCGTTCGCCTCCGTGGTCCCTACCGCGTGGAGTGCCTTGCTGCCGGGGTCGGCGATGTGCCGCGATCCGCACTTGGCGCAAGTCAGGTGCATCACCCAAGGGGCGGAAGCGTGGCTATCGGCCATAAGGTTCGCCCTGCCATCCTGATTTGTCTGCAAGATGAAGGACATTCCGAAGTAGTCGGATCCGCAAACGCAGGCCATCATGGCTATTTCTTCTCCTGCTTGACGCGATCCGCGGCGGTCTGACCTTCAGACTGCATACCGCGCTGGAGCATGTTGACGGTGTTGGTGGGCTGGGCGGACTGTTCCTCACCGGCGGCCTTGCGGCGGGCAAACTCTTCCTTGCGGACCTCGCCAAGAGGACGACCCTCGAACGTGGGGACGTCCACCTTGGTCTTTCGCATCTTGCCCGTGTAGGGATCGGGGAACTCCATCGTCTCCTGCTCGGTGACGTCCTCGTAGAGCTGGTTGCCAAACTCGTCTACTTCACCTTCGACGGGCTGGCGCTTCCGACGCCATTCGATCTGACTCTTGCCGTCAGCGCAGGTAGTCTTCCCGTCGTTCCACCCGGAAGCCTCGCAGAAGAAATTCATCTCATCGCCCGTGACGCGACGGGTGAAGCCGCAGACGCATTGGAAGAGGAAGCCACCGGGGGGATCGGCGACCAAGCGACGGGTATAGACGCCCGCCGTAGCCTCGCCTTCAGAGCGCTCGAAATCAACCTTACCGGCGGCGGACATCTGGCCCTCGGGGACCAACTCCTTGATCGCGCCGCGGATCCGAACCGACTTGGGCTTGTAGCGCTTTCCGGTTTCCATTACTTGCTCTCCTTCTTCGGGCGACCAGGACCACGCTTGATGACTTTGGTTTCGACGTCAGACTGAATGGAAAGAACGGGAACAGAAACATCCTTCTTCCCCCCAAGGACGGCCTTCGCGGCGGCGACCTTCGACTCGTTCTCCGCTAGGAACTTCTTGGCCTCCGCTTCCGCGTGGCGCTTCTGCATGGCGGCATGGAGGGGCGCGAACTCATGCGTCAGCTTGCAGGCGGGGACCTTCGCTTCGACGGGGCGCTCGCAGGCGAAGAAGCGCTCCGTCTCTACGACTTTACGCCTGTCATAGCCGCAGTCACAGAGGAAGGCGTAGAGGCCAGGATTTCCAGGCACGGCATCCAGTTTCCCCATTTCTCTCATCTCACTTTCAGTTTAGCTCTTGTCTCTACTTCGCAAGGTAACACTCCATGTCTCACATTCCAAGCGGATTTTAAGGCGTCGATGTCTCTCACCAGTTTAGTGATACCGTCTTTCTCCAGGCTCGCGGCGTGGTCGGTCCCTCTCATGCAGCGGTCGAGAGTGAAGTGACGTTCGACCCACTCGACGCCCAGGGCGGCGGCGGCGACGTCAATAGCGATCCCCTGATGATGGCCGGAAAGACCGACGCGGTAGCCCGCTTCCTTCAGGCGGATGATGTCTTTGAGGCAGACGTCGGAGAAGCGGCAGGGATAGGAGGAGGTGGCGACGTAGACAACGAGGCGATCTCCAAAGAGGGTCTTCCACTCCTTTTCAATGCCGGGATCCGCCATGCCGTTAGAGACATGGACTTCGCCCTTCCAGCCGTCCGCGACGACGCGGAGGAGATCCATGTCCTCGTTGCGGGCGGAGGGGATCTTGATGAACGGGGCGGAGAGGTGCTTCACGTCAAGGAAGGCTTGCTCGTCCCAAACGCTGACGGCGTACTCAATCCCTTCCATGCGGCATTGATTCCACAGCTCGGCGTGCTGCTGGCTGTTGAATTCAAGGGCCTGGCGATGCTCTCCGTAGGTCTTGCCGAAGGAATGGGGGTTGTCGTAGGGCTTGTCTTTATGGGCCTGGGACATGAGGAAAGGGGTGCGCTTCTGAAACTTGACGACGGAGCAGCCGGCGTCGGCCGCCGCTCGGATCATCTTCTTGGCGGTGCGGATGTCCCCCTGGTGATTACAACCCGCTTCCGCTGAAACCCTGGTGCCGATGTCCTCAGGAAGAATCACTTCTTCGGCTCCTGACAGATGGCCTGAAGGAAGTCAACGCCAAGGAAGTTTCTGATTTCGACGGAGTAGAAGAACCGTTCGAGGAGGGTCTTCAGTTCGCCGGGATGGTACTCATGCTTGTGGTAGGTGTTATCGGGATTGCTCCCGTCGTGGGTCCCGGAGACCGGCGTGGTGATGTAGAGAACGCCATGGGCAGGCATGGCCGACGAGATAGCGCGGAGGATGGTGACGGCCTCCGCTTGGTCAAGATGCTCGATGGCCTCAAGCATGGTGACGTAATCGAAGGTGGCTCCATCGGGGAGGTTGTGGAGGTAGGAAATGGGAGCGCGGTTATGGACGCGGACGGCGTACTCGATGCATTCGGGGCGCTTCTCGACCCCGTAGGACTTCTTGAAGGAAGAGGCGATCAGCTCGGTTCCAAGGCCCGTGCCGCAGCCGAAATCTAGGTAGGTGTTGCGGTTCTCTTCGAGCATATCGGATGCGACAGTGAGAGCGAACGTGTAGCGGGTCAGGGTGAAGGCGATCTCGTTAGGCTTGTCGGGGAGCCAGCCTGACTTTTCATCGGCAAACAGGACGGGATGCTCTTTCCTGCCGTTATTGGTCACGCTAGAATCCCCCTCCAGGGCGTTTCCCCTCAAGGAAGTAATACATGTCGAAAGCGAAGCTGTACATTAGGCGTAGGCAGTTCTTGCAGGTTACTTCCCTATAGTCCCAGGTGTCCCCGTCGCGCTGACTCTTGACAATGCGGCAATAAACTTCCTCTTGGTTGTCGGTTCTGTAGTGGATCGTGGAAGGGGGCTTTAGTGCCCTGGATTTATTCTTTGCTCTAATAAGCTCTGCCTGGACGGCGCAAAGTATCTCGTCGTCTGAAAGGTCGCCAAAATACTTAATAAGACTTTGGACCTTAGAAAGGTCGATCAAGCGATAGCCTCCTCTTCACTACGGCGCTCGGCCCAGAGGGCGCGGGCGCAGACAAGATCCTCGTAGGTGTCGATGTCGATATGGGGTCCGGAAGACAGGCGGAGGTAGCCCTTATTGACCCGACCGCAGATCATGAGATTGCGGAATTCGATGAAGGCGAGGGTGCGGACGACATAGCATTCGCCGCTGACGACCAGGCGGGGAAGGCGGTCCTGGGCGTTCATGGTGCGTAGAGCCGCACCCTCCTGAAGCGTGTACCAGTAATCCTTCCAGCCTAGGGTGGAGCTGGGGTAATCCCGCCAGGTGACGTCCTTGATGCATTCGCGGATGTCATCAATGCGGCGGAGGGGATGAGTCGGATTAAGCACGCAGAGGGCTTCGTAGCCTTTCTCCCGCGTCAAAACGTGGGAGATGGCATCTTCGACGGGGGACGTGTCTTTGGCGAGCCTGGAGGGCCTTCTAGCGAGTTTAAGCCAGGGGTGCTTAGGTCTATGCCTGAGGATCATCTTGTCATCGGTGGTGACGATGACTTTATCGCAGCCGGCCCGATGGGCTTGATGGGCGGCAATTTCCCAGAGCTGTAGGGAGCCTAGCTCTAGAGTGGAGGTGTTCTTGTGGGGTAGTCGCTTACTACCTGCCCGTGCAGGGATGATGCCGAGGACTCGCAACTGCTTCCCCCTAACACCATCCACCCTCTCTTCTGGCTAGTCTACGAATCCGAAGGATTATGTCAATAAAAAAGCCCCTCAATTTCGAGGGGCTTTAATACTGTGTGGGAAAGGAGGAGCTAGAAATTAAAATTAGCTCCGAGAGAGAAGACGAAATTCTTCTGTTTCTCGTAGTCAAACGTGCCGTCATCGACGTCGGAGGCGACCTCCGGGGCTCCGTTATTCTCATAGCCGAAGGAAATCCAGATGGAAGCGAGGGGGGAGAGGACGAGGCCGAAGCGGGCGGCTAATTCAAAGGTAAACTCGGTGCCACCCTCGATGAAGCTGAAGCTGCCGAGGGAGCCCAGGTCATCTGAAACCTCCGCATCGACGTCGGAGTAGGTGACGAAGCCGAAGCCGATGGACTGATCCATGAAGAATTTACCGAAGGTCTCCCGGATGCGACCTCCGAGGGTGAGCCGAAACAGGCTCATGTCATCCGCCTCGATGAAAAGAGGCCCGAATTCGTCAGAAATGTCATTCTCATCGCCGGCGAAGCGGTCTAGAGCCGTGCGGGCATAGCCGCCGATATGGATCTTTCTGGAGACGGGGTGGAGGTACTGGTATCCGACCTCCAGGCCGATGCCAGCATCGAAGTAATCACCCCAAGACGAGTCGTCATCAAGGTCCCCACCGAGGTCCGTAAAACGAAGACCTACGGTGAGACCCTTGATCGGCTCGGGAAGAGCCGGATCCTGAAGGAGTACAGCGGCCAGGAAGAGAGAAATCCCCACGGCAGCCTCCTAGGAATTAAATCCCCCAGAGAAGCCCGGGGGTGCGTGGATAATATCCGACGTTACGAGGCTGTCAAGAGAAGAAAAAAGAGATTGTTGAACTATTTGGTAAACGGGAGGATGATCACGTCCGGAGGTAGATGCTGAGAGCAAAAACAACCACGTCCAGGGACCATGTAGTGAGCGGGGCTTAGACAGCGATTGGCCTTGCAGGGAGACGCATGAGAGGCCGTGATCTCACCCCTCAGCTTCATCATGTCTTCTAGGGTCAGTCCTACCGCGTGGGAGTCTACCTTTGTCATCCAGTCGGCTTTATCCATCAGCTAGTCTCCGTCCTCTCTAGCCGACATGGTACCAAGCTTGTGAGGGCAAATCCAGACGTCGTTTGGCCGGCGTCTAAGGAAGCAGCCCTTAGCTCGGTTGCAGTTCCAGCAAAGGATTTGGATGTAATCCGGGTAGCCAGAGTTAACGATATGCCGCCAGTAAGCGTGGCCCAAGCCTACAGCTTGACGGTGGAGGTTTCCATCGTTGTTTTTGTGGTCGATGGTGAGGAATTCAATCTGCGTCACCCCGCAGCAAGCGCAGCGCTGGCCGTAATGCTCTACGATGGATAGCCAGACAGAGCGCCGATACCGCTTCTGCTTTGCGGTAAGTGTTTGTTTATGCTTGAGGTAGGAGGTCCGCGAATAGGTGCTTACACGTTCAGGGTTCTTTGCCCTCCACTGGCGGTTGTACTCCGCTTGTGATCCGTACTTCGCGTAGAACTTCTCCTTGGCTAGCTTCTGTCTCTCAGCCTTAGTCATAATCCCCTCTCTCGCTTCTCTCATTAATACGAGGTGGACTAGTGATAAATTGCTTAAATCGCAAATCGTTGTGTCGGGATTAGAAGGAATCGTAAGGACCCCGGGGGGTGCGCGGGGGACATTGGGGGGACGTGTATCCTACGATCCGACTCGCTGCTGCGCAGCAGACGTGTGCCGCTTGCTGTCGCTACGCTCGCAAGCGGAGATCAAGAGCGGGGTAGCGTACTGGTGATCTAGTACAGGAAGACGCGACATCTAAGACCATGCCCTAAACCCCTCACTCCGTTGCACTACGTTCTGGATCAATTCGCCTGCGCTGCGCTTGGCTCAATCACTTGGATTACTCGCATCAAGCGGACGGTCGCGTTGCTCCCTCGCTTGATTAGCTCGTAATTCCGCTCACAGCAGACGCTGCGCTCGCTGTTCGCGTCCCCCTCCGTAGGTTCCCCCAACAGTACGCCAGCAGCAACCCTAGCATAGTCAGAATACATAAATATGGTGGAGATTGTGTAGGAATTAGACAGCAGAGCGTTAAGTATGTTGAAAACCTGTGGAGAATTTGTGGAAAGCTGGCGCATAGCCTTGAGGGAGAAGGAGATACGAAAACTAGGCTTAGAGGATAGAGAGACCATAGTTAGCTCATCCTAGCCTTAATAGCCATAGAGCCGTTTTAACGCGTCAGCGTAGCCTAGGGGCTACCTAACTACCTCTTTCCGTCTACGACGCGGCAGATCGACTCCTACGCAGTCCAGGCCCATCCTAGAGGGAGAGTAGTAGGGCCGGCTGAGTAGAGACCAGGCCGGCGGGTAGGTAGGAAGAATTTTCCGTCATACGCAAGCGTAGTCAATCCAAGCACTTACAGCGATTTACATCAAATTCGTGTCGGTATTTGAAACTATTGACTACGGTAGCGTATCATAGGCATGGAGGATGGAAAGATGAGCCACAAGGAAAGACCCGCGTACCTGAAAGCTGTTGCAGCCGAGGGACAGCCGAAGCTGTATCGAACCTGGGAAGTCAAGCCGCGCGAGGGTGAAGAGACCAAGTACAGCTCCCCCTGGTACGTCATGGAGAAGAACCCCAAGAAATCCCGCAAGGGCTACGCGTCCGCGCGTGGATTCGCCAGTGAAGAAGAGGCCCGGATCTACGCGGCCATGAAGACCGATGAAGACATGGCCCGCGAGCTGGTCAAGGCCGAACGTCGCGCGGTGAAGGCCGCGGAGCGGAAGGCGGTCCCGAACCCGTTCAAGGTCGGCATGATCTTTGAAAACTCCTGGGGCTACGAACAGACCAACGTGGACTATTACGAAGTGGTCCGCGTCACCCCGCGCGGCGTCTACGTGCGCCCCATCGGATGCAAGAGCGTAGTTAACTCAGGCCTCTCTCACGGCATGGCCGATAGCGTTGTCCCGGATAAGGGCAACTTCACCGGCCCGGAGCAGTTCAAGACGGTTCGCCCTGGATCCGAGAAGGGCTACCTTTCCGCCGAATTCGGCTGCATGAAGCTGGTTCAGGAGTGGGAAGCTACCTATCGGAGCTGGTACGCCTAAGTCTTCCACCCTCCTCAGTAACCGGCTCCTCACCTACGGGGAGCCGGCCCTAAGTAGGGTGGATAGATGAGACGGAATGGAGGTTTTGTGAAAAGCCAGTATCGGGAAGTGGACGAGGCCGTGGACTTCATCGGCAAATGGTCTGTGAACTACTACGGCGCGGATAAGTTCTGCATCGAAGAGACGGACGGCCCCGGCCACGCGAAGCTGGTCCGGGTGTACGCCGATTGCGCGGAAGCCTACGCCGCTGCCGCCAAGCACAATTTGACGGCCAAGAAGGTCTGAAGGGAGATATCGTGAAGACCCTACAGCAGCTTGAGGCGGAACTGGAGGGCCTGAGCGTCGAATGGCGCTGGGGCGAGTCCCGCCGCTTCCAGTCGAACCGGAGAACCATCGAGCGCCGGGAGAAGCTGATTCGGCGCATCGTGGACCTCAAGTCCAAGGAAGCGAAAAAGGTCTAAAGGAGGATATCGTGAAACAGTTCAGCGAAATGTGCAACGTGGGCAAGGTCAAGTACGTCGTGAACCACCATGACGGCGTGAAGAGCCACGCTGACGGTAGCCCGTTCTTCGACGTCGCCACGTTCCAGAACAAGCGCAAAAAGGCCGCGTTCGTTAGGGGCCTTCTGGCGAGTGGCTACAAGGCGCGATAGGAGAAATGGATATGACCGATGACGAGAAGGCTCGGGCTTGCGCGGAAGCCTTCCGCCCGCTGGCGGATCTGCCCCGCCTGAAGGTGGACCCGGTAGAGCATGGGGTTGCCATGTTCAAGGTCTACCTACGAGATGGGATGCACCCCGAGACAGCCGCTAAACACGCCATCATCATCGCCATCGAAGAGGCCAAGGGCCGGATCATGGAGCGAGTGGAAAAGTACAACCCGCACATTGACCCCGAGACTGGCCTGTTGCGCTAATTGACAATGAACGGCCCGCAGATTATCGAGATCCTGGTGCGCGAGTACGGCTACGGGGTGCGTGGACGGATCCCATCTGGGTGGGTGCTGATCCGCCCGGACGGTAGCCTGATGAGGTCGGACGACGTTAAGGCTGAATTAGAGCGCCTAACTAACCAGAAGCTGGAAAAACTGAAAAACCTATGAACGGGTGCCGTGCGGAGGTGAGCGCCCAGCCCGCCCGGGCGGGTATGGTGGACGCCTCGTCGCTCTACAGGATGCGCGACGGCGCATCTAGGAGCGGAGGTGCGGGTTCGATTCCCGCCACGGTGCATAAAGGCACCTAAGTACCAGTCGGCATTTTAGTAAGCCGCTAGGTCCCGGATTGGCCGGGGTAAGGAAGAACGCCTAGCGGCACACTAAAAGGTCGGAACTGACATATGACGAAGAACGTGTACGACGAGCGCGGGGAAACGCTCATCCGCCAGGAAGAGGCGGAGCCCGTGTGCGGCGTCCACTTCTGCGACAGGTGCGGGGACTGCCTCGGATGCTACGGCGGTGATCCGTGCATTGACAGCGGGCCGCACTTCTGGGTCAAGTACGGGGACATATGAAGAAACTCGCCAGGGTCCGGTACATGGTCGAGTGGTCGGATGGCGTTCTCCACAGGGGGAGCGGCATCCACACCACCTACCGCGCCGCCGTCAAGAACGCCAAGGCGTTATGTGCAATCTCGAGCGAGAAGGCCGGGGTTCCGGTCCTGTACGGGCAGAACATGCACGTCGTTAAGCTGACGGTCTTACGCTGAACAAGCAAAGGGAGCAAATCGTGAAGGTCACAAAGAACAGGTGGGACGAGGACGTCCGCAGCTACAAGGTTGAAGCGGGGAAGGCGGGTTGGATTGACGTGGGCGTCCGAAGGAGCCTCTCCGATTTCAAGATGCTCGAGCCGTTCATTAACGCCACGGCTACCGGCCCGATCCATCTTGATGAGGCTACCCACTTCATGCTGGCGCTCAAGAAGGCCCTTCAGCTCGCCAAGCAACTCAAGAAGACGTACACGGGGAAATGATTCGTTCAGGTAAACGAGGAAAAGGGCATGAGCGGCCTTAGCATAAGCCCTGGCGCGGATGGGACAGCCGTGACCATGTGGCTAGGGGTGACGGATGGCAGCCCCACTGTAGGAGGTATCCTCGCGGTACGCGAGTGCGCCGCCGGACGTTCCGAGCGGAGGTACGGGTGCGAGTCCCGCAGGCCGCTCTGTCCCTTTTCTGGAGGGCTCAATGGGTAAGTGCACGGACTGCGGGAAGGAGCTGAAGAACCCGCTGGCGAACATCTGCAAAGAGTGCTTGGTGAAGATCTACCCGCCGAATGCTTGCGTTTGCCCGATGTCGAGCGATAGGAACTGGGACGTTGATTGCCCGTCCCACCCGAAGAAAGGCACTTAAGAACTGTATGAAGAAACCCTTCTTCGTTGACGATTGCTCGGCCAAGGTCCGCCATAGGGCCGAGGGTAAGTCAATCGGGCTCTCGGCCAGCGTCCAGACCTGGATCTGGTGTACGCGCCCCACCGGACACAGGGGACGTCACCGCGGCCTTCTTTCATGCATTCACGACAAGAGCGACGACGAGTTTAAGATGGAGGTCTTCTGGCGCGGCCAGGATGACTAGACGAGAACTTATGCGCCTTACCAAGAGTGAGCATGAGCGCCTCGAGATCTACAAGATGATGGTTGCGAAGATCTGGCACGAGTCGGCGATCAAGCGGTGTTACAACGTGTCCTTCGTGGACGAGGTTTTCGACAGCGGGTGGAAGGCGGCTTTCGAGGCGCTCGCCCTCGCGAGAAACGAGAAGAGGACTCGGAAACCCAGTAAGCCTAAGAAGGCGTGAATCTACCGAAAGGGATAGCGATGGAAACGTGCCCAAGTCAGGAGTGCGAAGAGATGGTGGAGCGCCATTGCTACCTCTGCGGTGAAGGCTTCTGCGCCATCTGCCTCTCGGAACACTTGGAAGAGTTCCATAACCAGGGATAGACGGAATTGCTAATGGATGACTGCGCGTGCGACCGGAAGGGGGAGTAATGGAAACGGCCATCATTGAGAAGTTTTGGCTAAAGGTGTCGAAGAGTGGCCCCACTCAGCCCCACGCGCCGGCCATCGGGGAATGCTGGGTTTGGACTGGGGCCAGGTTCCCAAGTGGGTACGGCGTTTTCTCCACCAAGGGGAGGCCAGAGAGGGCGCACCGTGTATCGTGGGAGATCTCTAACGGCCCTATACCTAAGGGGCTTTCGGTTCTTCACAGGTGCGATAATCGAGCCTGCGTTCGCCCCTCCCACCTATTCATTGGGACACATACCGACAATATGGCTGACAGGCTTGCTAAGGGGAGATACAAGAACGCGTGCGGCTCGGACCATGTGAACAGCAAGCTCACCGAGGAGGCTGTTTTGAAGTTACGGGCCGCGTATGCCGCCGGCGGATGCACTCACTACGACTTGGCTGATACCTATGGGGTGGACAGGTCCGTAATCGGAAGGGTCATCCGTAGAAAGATTTGGAAGCACGTATGAGCATGGAAACTTGGTGCATTGAATGTGATGGGTCCGAGAGATGCCCCATGATTGCCCCCACGCGGGAGGGGCACGCCGCCGGGTTACACCTAAACTTAGTCTTTGGTGGTACGTGGTGCCTTTGATAGCGTGGCCCGTCGGCTGGGCGCTTTACAAAGTGTGTTTTGGGTTTTGGGCCTGGGTGGGCTCTAGGTAAGAGAGGGGTATCTGTATGGGTAGCGTCATTGGCGATTGGTCCCTGCACGATGCGAAGATCATCACCCCCGAGGAGGTTCAGGACATCCTCAAGCGGGCTAAGGAGGCCGGCGAGCTGGATCCGATGTTCCAGCGTGACTATGAGTGTATGCTGATTGCCGTCAACACCGGGTTACGGCTCTCCGAGGTCGCGCACATCGAGAAGTCCGACGTTCTCCCCACGCGCCTGATGATGACCAGGCGGAAGAAGCGCCACCTTCACCCCGCGCCCATCGAGGTAATGCCCGCGGTCATGGAGATCCTTCACCGCCGCGCGAACGCGGTCGAGGATGGCTATATCTTCCCGGGCCGCTGCCAGCCGTGCATCATCCACCGCTCCAAGACGGACAAGGTGACGAAGGAGCGGAAGACCTGGACGGAGGACGTCTGCATCGGCGGGCACGCCAGCCTCCGAAGCATCCAGCGCCGTTGGCGCTTGCTCATCACGGAAATGGGCCTCTACAAGTACGGTCGCGGCATCCATAGCCTCCGTCATACGGCTATCACCGCGATCTACAAGATGACTCGCGATCTCCGGAAGGCCCAAGTGTTCGCCGGCCACTCCTCGAGCAAGATCACCGAGACATACGCCCACATCACGGACATGCAGGAATCCCTGAACGCGATGAAGCCTTTGATCTGACCTGGAAGGATTAACACGATGCAACACTACGACGATGGATACCTGGAATTGGTGGTCGAGCAGAAGCCATCGAACTTCCTGGCGGCGGAGCTGGCTGACCTGCTGCTGTTCGAGCGGAGGACCTTCCGCGCCGAGGTCGGGCGAAAGGCTCAAGAGCTTGATTCGGCGCAGAAGGCTTTGGCCCTGACCGAGCTTCAGATGAACCTCGAATGCGATGGCCGGGTCGCCGCCGAGAGGGAACTAAAAGCCGCGAATCTCCAGGTTGGTGACGCGGTAGCTCTCCTGAGGCGCATCCGCGAAACCTATTGCAGTATGGGGTGCCCTATCGTCTGGAAGACGGTAGAGGGTAGGCCGCACACGCCGCTCTGCAAAGACTTGACCGTGTTCCTGGATCAGGAACGGCTCCAGAGGATGGCTCAGATCGAGTCGGAGTACCCCATGGGCATCACCGCCGGAAGCATGGAAAAGCGATTGGGCGAAACGCCCGCGGACTGGGCGGACTACCGCAGGGCTGGCGACGACTGCCAGCCTGGGCCAGACCGAGATCAATGCCAGAGCTGCGGAGCAGTTATCGGATCGTGCCGCTGCCATGAACTGAAGGGCTATTAGGACGCTATGGAAACTTTGTGGCGCTGGTATCGGTGGAAGGACGTGCGGATGGACTCCGTGTTCTTCCTGAGCGTACCCCTGATTCGATGAGCCATTACGCGCCTTTTGAAAGGAGATAGCGATGCCTGAGGGTGAACTGGCGTTCGGAGACACGAATCCGCTGGCGGCGAAGATCCGGGAGGCCATCGGCGCGGGGCCGTTCGAGCAGGTCCAAATCGTCACGCCGCAGTTTACGCGGACGAACGGGAGGCAGGTGACGGTGTTCCCCACCGGTCCGGCCTTCCTCGATGCCCTCAAGACCGCGCCCACGGAGATCCTTGCGGACTGCTGCATGGTGCCGTGGGACGAGGAATCGAAGGTCTGGCTGTTCCCCGGCGAGTGGTACCCCCACATCCCCGAGGGGTACATGGTGACGGACATCAACGGGAACGACGAACCGTTCGAGAAGGGCAAGACCGACGACGACATCCGGTTCGGGTGCCTGTCCTTCGGTTTTCGTAGATCGTGAATTCTGAGCAAGAGGCCCTGAATCGCAAGGTCGACACCGAGCGCCTGATCGACGCGGCGCGGGAGGTATCCGAGTGCCATTCGTGCCTCTCGGATGGGCACGGCGACGAGCGCCTGAAGACCCTCAAGCTGGCGCTGGCGATCTACGAGCGTGGGCGATGCTCCGAGGTTGCCACGCGAGGCCCCTTCGGGGAGGAGTGGTGCTACCCGTGTCACCTAGAGAGGGGGCATGAGGGATGGCATAGGCACGAAACAGCGTCCGGATCCTTGCTTGTGACATGGGAGGCTTAGTGAAAACTGTGCTGGAAGCGGCCGACGAGGAAATGCTCGACCTGATCCTTTGGGAGCGGGCGCTGTCGAAAGCTCGCTGGGACGCCCACCGTCGTCGTGATTGGGCGGCGGAGAACTTCTTCAGCATGTGGTTCTGGGAGATCGAGTCGCGGGTGGAGGCGTTGCGCTAACCACATGAGAATCACGCTTCGCCGCTACGTCCACGAAAACGAGTGGATGCCGACCCTCTACGGGCTTGCCTGGAGGGATTACGTGCGAGGTGCCAAGGTGTGCTATCCCGTGCCTCTCAACTGGCTCTTCCGCTGGGCTCGGGACCTGTACTGGTGGCTGGCGGTTCCCGGTCTATCTTGGCGGGAACGCGCTGAGGCGGCGGAGATCCAGCTTGCGGAGTATCGGAGGCGCGATAGATGAGAATTGTGAAAGGAGAGAGCCATGCGCTGTAAGTCCAACGACTCGGGCAATGTCCCTTGCACGGAAGAGGCAACCGTTACGGTGTTCTGGCCCGGTCAGGAGACGGTGGCCTGCGACCGGCACCACAAGAAAATGCAGGGCGTAGCGGGGTTCATGGGTTTCGCTCTGTCCTCCCGTTCGCTGCCCCCGGAGGCGACCGGGAACCCCTACATCGACGCGGCCCTGGCGGACCCGGCGAACCCGATCAAGACGGCGGGCCAGTGCTGCGCCCACGTCCCGGGGCACAAATGCGTCTGCGTCTGCCCGAAGCCGGGGCACATTTCATGACATCCGTGAAGTCGCTTGAATCTTGGTCGGTAGTCACGGTCGGTCGCGTTGGCTGCTTCGAGTGCGTATCGCGGGACTACAAGAAGAGCGGGAAGCTAAAGGGTTTGGCTTACGTGAAGCATGACGGCGACGGAGGTAGCCTGTACTACTGCCCAAAACACGCTGCGGCGGGCGGATCGACCATTGTCGGGGCAAGGCTACGCAAATCCCAAGAAAGGAGCCCCAAGTGAAGCGGTGCCGCTCGAAATTCGACCCGGATGGCGTGGCGATTCCCTGCGTCCGGAGGTCCGGCCACGGTCCAAAGCATCAATCCGCGCCGAGTAGCAACTGGGTGGACCCTTCATCCGACGAGCCTATCGAGTGTCTGCGCGGTGCAGCATACCGGATGGAGTGGATCCGTCCACGCCGGGAGAGCCCAACGTTCGTGAGGGTCAAATCGAAGGAAAAGCGCCTATGAGGAAGCCGACGTTGCCCGTCCAAAGTAAGCTGTCCGAAGAGGCTCGGAAGAACCGTGCGCCGTTGAAGCCGTGGCTAGAGGGCTGCGCCCCAGAGGGAAACATGCATAAGGACTTCTGCCTGACCCAATTCAACCCTCCCGGCCCCTGCATCTGCGAGAAGAAGCTGAAGCCATACTTCGTCACGATGAGGGACGACGAGACATGGGAGGAAGTCACCTTCTCCATGAGGGAGATCGACTGGGGCGACGGCTCCGACTTCTGGTGGAGCGAGGGTAACTACTCCTGCGATTGCAACCGGCATCTGGAGTTCCAGGAGGCTAAGACTGGGGTGCGGCCCATGGACGACAAGGTTTCGTGCAATGGGGAGAGGTACAGGGTCATCGCCATCAAGCTCGAGGACGGCACCCAGGTCTACGGTCCTGAAGTACGCGATTCCAGCGAAAAGACTTCGGAGGGGAAATGATCGACTGGGGAAACGTGGCGCTCTACGCGGTGTGTGCCGCGACGTGCATCATCAACATCATCACCCTGAACAGGGCTCAGGGGGTAGAGGATCGCATCAAGGCGCGGCTTGAGGCCGCCCCGTGGTTAGACCAATCAAACGAAAGGAGCCCAAAGTGAAGGTCTACGTCGTTCTGTGGGACAGCCAGTACGATGGGAGCGACTTTGAGGCCGTCTACGCCTCCAAGGAGAAGGCGGAGGCGCACGCAAAAAGGTTAGATGAAGCCGGGAGGGGGAGTTCCGGCGGCAAGGTTGTCGAAGCAGACGTCATTGAATAACTGTATGAAGAAACGAAAGCGGCGCTGCGGATCGGGCTCCTACTGCCCTATCTGCAAAGCCTGAATCTGATCTTAGGAGCTTTATGAAGCTGTCCAACGCTTGTTACGGGTCCAACCACGAGAATTGCTCCGACAAGACGGAGTATTCCGGGGAGTGGTGCGAGTGCGTCTGCCACGAGGCCGACCCTTGCGGCTACCCGACCACAAACTGCGAGTTCGCCAAGGAGATCGAAAGCCTCAAACTTCAGGTCGAAGCCTTGCGAAAGGCGATTGAGGAGATCGACTGCATCTGTAGCATTGTTCTTATTCCGCCGTGCCGTAGGTGCGCTATCTTGAAGGCTCAGGAGAGGTGTTAGATGCCTAAGCACTACAAGCTAACCGTGATGTTCATGGGCCATCCGCTCTGGGTCGAGATGGACCCCGGCGTGTACGGAGAGAACGAGCGCCACGTACAGGAGCGCCTAGAGAAACTGAACAAGCGTTTCTGGGAGTTCCTGGAAGAGCGCGGGTACGTCCGTGCTGGCTACGAAGATTTCACCGTTTGAGGATATCGCGTATGCGGTGCGTGGTTCTGAGGCTGGCGCATCAGATCGAGGGCGGAGACTTCTACCCGTTCATGGCGGAGAGGCGCAGCCGTCCGATGCCAGACGCCGAAGCGGAGGCGCTCGCCGCCAGGATCAAGAAGGACACCAACGCCGCTAACCTACAGGTGTTTACGGAGCCTTACGCAGAATAGGCAAAAGGTTGAGGAGGGTGGGGATTAGGGGAGATAATGACGATAGAAGAGCGTGACACCGTGAAGATCCCGATCAAATGCCCTCGCTGCGCCAAGGAATTCATCCTCGATACGGAGAAGTGGCCTCCGCAGAGGTACTGCACCCCCGCCTGCTCCCAGTACGTCCGTACTAAGAAGTGGCGGGAGGCGAAGAAGAAGCGGCCGGATGACTCTTCCGGTACTGCTCCCGCCGGCGCTCCAGAGCCACATGGAGATAAACCTGGGTCGTAGATAGGCTCCTGTGCCCTAGCTGCTCCCGGATGTTCTCCAGGTTATCCCCGTTGTTGAGCATGTGCGTTGCCGCGGAATGTCTTATCGCGTGCGGGTACAGCACCTTCACCCCAGCATGGCGGCAGAGCTGGCGGATGACGTCGTAGATCGCCGCTGGGCTCATTCTCCTGCCGTCATGGGTCACAAAGGCCGCTTTCTCCAGAGGTCGCTCCCACTTGGAGAGGGCTCTAGACCTTACCTTTAGGTACGCCTCCCAGGCCCTAGAGAATCTGTCGCCAAGCAGCACCAGGCGGTCTCGCTTTCCCTTTCCCTGCTTCACTGTGGCGAAGGGATCCTTCCCGTAGGAGATGAGGTCCGCGTCCATATTCGACACTTCCTCGCGCCGGCAACCGCTGGCGTAGATGAATTCCAGGAGCGCGGCATTCCGCTCCGTATTCCGGGGGTAGGTCTTGGCCCCCTCGAGCAGCTTCCCAAACTCTTCCTCGGTGAAGAATTCGGGAAGCGACTCGGGAACGTGGATGGAGCCGACGAGATCGCAGGGGTTTTCCTTGACCACGCGGACCCTTTTTAGCCATTTGTACCAGCTCGATACGGCGGAGAGACGAGACTGTAGCGTAGCCTCAGACTTACCCTGAAGGCGGAAACCTTGAAGAAAGGTTATCAAGTCTTTGTACCCAGCCTCCTTAAAGTCGACGGCCTGGACCGTCAGATGGTCAAGGTAGAGTCCAAGAGAATGAGTGTAGCTACGGATTGTCTCGGGGCTTTTGCCGCAGACCGCAAGCTCACCGAGATATCCGGACGCCAGTTTCCCCGCCTCTCCGAGCCCGGAGAGTGCCCGCGTACCTATTCCCTCCCTGCCCCCTCATCTCTCCAGAGAGGGGGAGGGACCGAAGCAAAAAAAATGGTATCCCCCTCGATCCCCCGGGCGCAACCTGAAAGCGACCCCTATACTAGCGTCAGGTTTCTCCCGATGGTCCGATGCTATTTTGACTTTCTGAATTATTTTCCTTGAATCCCTGACTACGGCATAGTAGATTCACTTAGCCGCACTATGAAGAACGTTGACGAATGCGCCGACCCCCTGAGGAATCCCGAGCTGGTCATGGTGCGGCTACACTTGCTCTGCTCGGGGCCTCAGGGAATCAGCGCGTTTTTCGGACGGACGACTCTCGCCTAAGCTGTATCATTGGGGCGATACCCAATGGTAAAGGCGCTTATGCGTGGTCGTCCTCCGCAAGGGAGGATGCCGTGGGCGCGGAAAACAAGATTGGGAGTACGCCGGGTCGTGGTCTAGCGTCTAGTGGGGACGGGACCGAAGCAGCGACCCGGCGAAAAACTGAAGTCCATGGCGTCCCTCAATCCTCCCAACAGCTAGGCGCTGATACTTCGTCAGCGCCTAGCTCAAATCTGAGCTTGGCCCTGCATCCGTGCGGCGCGATCAGTACCGGGGGATCGACGGCTGGGGATGTCCAGGGAGTCGGGGAAACAGAGAAGGGTAGCCTTGAGTCGCGGGCTACCCTCTCTAGCTCCCTCCTGATCGCGGAGATCGCCAACCAGCGCGGGGTCATGCGCGAGGCGAAGGCCGCTATCGAGGCGGTCATCCTGAAGCTCCACATCGAGGACCGCGCCGAGTTGGCGGTCGCCCTCTGCAAGCTGACCTATGTGCTGAAAGGGGGTGTTGCTTGACCCCTCTGGACGCCTTCGACTTCGGGATGGACAAGATCATCCAGGCCAGCCATCAGGCTATCCGCAACTGCGAGGAGAAGCGCCTGGATCCTCCTGCGGATCCCATGATCGACTGCTACTTCTGCGAGGCGAGGGGCTTCTACCCTCAGAAGCATTGCGCCTCCTCCACCTGCAACTTCCTCAAGAAATGCCCCTGTCCTTGCCGGGCTTGCGCCTACATCGAATGCGACGTCTGCGAGGGTGCCGGCGAGATCGCGGAGCCCGAGGAGTTCCAGAACGACGCCTATTGGGAAGCGGCCTGGGATCGCGCCAAGGAAGCGCGGGAATCGGAAGGTGCCCCTTGAAGGACATCTGCCAGAACTTCCACAAGGGGGCGGATACGTCCGTAGAGGCCCATGCCACGACTCCGGAGGTATGCCGTCAGGTTTTGCGAAATCAGATTCTTGCGCTGGTGGAAGCGTCGTCGGGCTTCGGCCTTACCTGCGACGAAGCCGAAGCTAGAACAGGCCTCTCCCACCAAGCCGTAAGCCCCCGCTTCACCGAGCTGATGGCCGCGAAGCAGATCCATTACGGCACGGAAAGGCGGAAGACCAGAGCTGGCAAGTCAGCCCGCGTCTACTTCCACGGCCCATCTACGGAAGCCTACTTTCAGAAAGACCTTTTTGGAGAGAGAGCATGAGCCCCGACGTCATCAAGCAGCTTATGGCTGCCATGAAGCAGTTCAGGCCCCTGGTGAAGGACAAGAACAACCCCTTCTTCAAGAGCAAGTACGCGGACCTTCCGCAGGTCTACGATGTCGTCAAAGGCCCCCTGCAAGAGCATGGATTCATCCTGCTCCAGGGGACGGGCCATTGGCCCGACAACGGCGGGGCGTACATCAAGACCCAGCTCCTTCACGTCAGCGGCGAGGAGTTCTCCTCCACCTACGATCTTCCGCCCGGCCTGGATGCTCAGAAGATGGCCGCTGCCGTTACCTACGGGAAGCGGGTCGCCCTCTGCGCCCTGCTGGCCCTTGCCGCTGACGACGAAGACGACGGGGAAGCGGCGGTCGGCAGGAATCTAGCTACGCCCCGCCAGGAGGCTCCTAAGCGCCCTCCCGCGCCCCCTAAAGCGCCGCCCCCTCCGCCCGCTCCTGAGCCCTTGGTGGCGGTCGATCCGTCAACCCCTGAGGACAAGGAGAAGGCGGATAGCTTCCTGAGTGACGCCCAGAAGATCGTCGCCGCCTCCGCCCCGTTTAACCCTGACATCCCCCAGGACGCTTCCGTGATGCTGGTTCAGGTCGTGGGCGTCAACCCCAACCCTCGACCTGTCGGGAACAAAGGGAGCATGTCCTACTCGCTGAAGATTCTTGATCTGGACGGCGGCGGGGAAGAGGAGTGGACATCTACCTTCCACAAGGAAGCCTGGGAAACTGGGAAGCTACTCAAGGGGCAGAATGCGCATCTCACCTACAAGCGCAAGGGTCAGTACCTCAACTTCTTCCACATTGAAAAGGCGTCGTGAAGGTCTACAAGCTCTGGGAAGCCTGGCAGATAACCGCCAGGGAGATAGTGGGTTTCTTCGGAAGAGAGGGGAAACATGGCGACGTTCGGAGAGTTTGTCAGGGCACGCCGGCAGATGTTGGAGCTGACGCTGGAGCAGGTGGCCAAGAAGATCGGAAGCCACAAGGGTTACTGTTCGGGCTGGGAGACGGGGGCGGTCAACCCGCCATCCAGCAAGATCATTCCGAAGCTGGCGGCGGCACTCAACACGGACCCGACAATCCTGGCGATCATGGCATACGCGGAGAAGGCTCCGAAGGAGATCAGAGAATTCGTCAAGAGTAAGCTGCTGTAAACACAGCGCGATCAGGGTAGGGGGAAACAGAGTTGGGCTCACGATCAGGCGATTGTCTATCCACACAGGACTTCTTCTACGAAGTCGCCGCATGTAAGTTCTGCGGAGACGACACCCGTAGAGTGGTCTGCTCAAGCCAGAGTTGCGATCACTCCGTCTGCGTCAAAGAGCGAGGCATCTGCTTTGACTGCGCCAGCGAGAAGCTAGGTGTATTCGTCACGTCGCCCCCGGTCCTCTCCATCGTTGATTCCTACGTAGAGAATGACCGAGAGACCTGGGGCTTTGACGACGCCATCCGCCTCATCGAGGACGTGGGGTAATGGGGGCGTACAAGATGGTCTGGTATGGCGCTGTCGTCCCTTACGTTAGGACCACGCAGCGCCAGAAGTGGGTGGATAAGCGGTACAAGCGCTACCAGGCATGGAAGGACGCGTTCCGCCTTAGCGCCAACACCCAGGGTTTCCCGTCAGAGCTAGACCCTTCCAAGTGCTATTCATTCGTCCTTCGCCTCTTCGTTTCTGGGTATCGCCGATGGGACTGCGATAACGCGGGGAAGGGGGCTCTGGATTCTCTCTTTGAGCAGGACAACGGGGTGTCGGAAATCTACGTCAAGGCGGAGGAGTACACAGGGGTTGACCGGGTAGAGGTGGAGTTAGTCGAGAGGGGGCCGCGTGTCACATCAAGTACCCGTAGAACTGCAAGGACTAAGCCTGTACGTTCTGGACGAAAAGCTATGCGCGGGGTGGGCGGAAGCCTATCCGCTCTGGGCGCAGACGTACAAGGGGATCGACCTAATGATGGAGATCCGGAAAGCCCACACATGGGAGGTCTGTAATCCAGCCGAGAGGAAGACTCTGCGGATACGGTTCCTGAATAACTGGCTATCCAGGGCTCATTCAGACTGGCATCGCCGCCAGCAAGAGAGAGGGGTGAAGTTCGTCGGCCGGCACATCCCGGACTCCAAGCGTCCGATCTCCTGCAAGCGCTGTCTGGATAACGGACTCATCCCTTCCACGATCAAGACTAGGTGGGGGGAGGATCAGCCGGCTATGGCAAGGTGCCCAGACTGCGCATTTAAGAAGGCGCTGGGCTAGGCGTGCTTATCCTTTGACTTCCTGATGTAGCCCTTCCCAATGCTCCCAACGACATAGGCCAGAAGCCCGCCGAGGGAGTACATCAAGCCCTCTTCGACAGGCCCCTTCTTCGGAAGCTGGCTAGGAAGCTGATTGAGGATGTCCTTCACTTCCTTGAAGTCTTCCCCCAGGCGCTTGTCTACGACTTCCGCAAGCTCATCCGCGGCGATGTCGCCGGCCATCTCTAGGCCACGGTCCCGGAAGCCTGCCCCAAACTGACGGGCCGGGACACAGCCAACAACCGCCAGCAACCCGACACACAGCAAAGCCTTCATGACCCACCTCTCTTAAAAACCCACTTCACAACCTCGATAACCCCCGCCACTACCCCGACCATCGCCGCCATGATCCCCCAGGTCTTCGCCGGGTTGTGATACCGCTCCTCATGGGCCTGCACATCCTTGCAGGGAGCCGCGGCGAGCTTTATCAACTCCGTATTGACGGCGTGGATGTCGGAGCCCTTCCTGGCGATCTGCTCTTGCAGCCCATCCATGCGCTCATGAACGCGGTTGAACTTCCCTTCCAACCACTCCCTGTCATCCCCGCTAAGCATCTTCGACAAACCCCTCCGACCTTCCTTCGACTATCCCCCGGTCGTTCCTCTAAACCTTCTTCTCTTCCGGCTTCTTGTCCTGAGCCTGCTCTTCCTTGACCAGCCGTTCCGCGAGTTGCGTGAAGTTGAATGCGGTGGCGGCTTCCTGGGGATTGTGCGTCCCCTTGCGCCAGATCAACTCGACCGTGGCCTTGAGAGTCCCCTTGTCTTGCTCGTTGAGCATCTATCGCACCCTTTCCTAGAAGCCTGAAAAGTCCGTGTTGATTTGAGCGTATGCCGCGTCATGGGCAGCGTTCGCCGCCCCGCTTGCCTCCGCCTGTCTGACGCGCTCTTTGTAGAAGGCTTTGGTGTTCTTGGCGATCCACTCTTCATGAGTGAGTTCAGCGGGCTTAGGCCCGAAGGAGGCGGATACCCGCTGCGCCTGATTGAGTGTTAAGCTGATCGTGATGTCTGGCATTATGCCCCCTGGAACATTAATTGAGCTTTCTGACACACGGGATCCACGACTCCATCGCCCACCACTATCACTCTTATGAGACAATTTACCACTTTAGCCCCATCCGGGACAGCGGTAGCGGAACTTATCTTGAGGACGTTGGCGGTGTAGCCCCCAGTCCCCATGTCCAAGAGAGTAAGCCAAATGGTCCCGTCCGTGCTGTACTGGAAGACCAGTTTCCCAACGGCAGCATTAGGGGCGACGGAGAACAGGCATTGACCTACCACGTTGACCGCGTTCCGTAGGTCAAGCTGGATCCTGCTCTGCTGTCCAGCGGGCTCTAGGCCGCCCGATGCGGCGTTGGTGTAGGTGATGGGATTGGCGATGACTATTGCCTGGAACTGAGGGGTGCTGGAGCCTCCGGGCTGGGCAAGGTTTTGTCCCCCCGTTGTAATGTTCCCGGTAGCCGGGTCCACCTCAAATGTGGTTACGCCGTCTTTGACTATCTTCATGCGGCACCCAAAGTTGTGATCGTTCCAGAGGTGCCCCTGTACTTTAGCGCCCCACCCTCAACGTAGAGGAAGCCGCCCGACGCGGGATTTCCGGTCGGGACTACCGAGGCTTCCCCGATAAAAATGCCACGGTCCATGGCCTGCCAGTTGGGGGCGGCAGCGGCGAGGAGGGCGATGTTCTCGGTTGTCGCGGTCGCATCCGTGAACAGGAGATGGCTGATGGAGTCTCCCTCAACCCTGAAGTCGCAATCCCCTTGGCCGTCATTGATCGCGTACTCGTTAGCTCCGCTAACAATGGTGTGGGACACGCTTCCGGCCGTCGTGATCGAAAGCACGTCTGCGGATCCAACGCCCTGGCCCTGGGAGATCTTCAGCTTATCGCTATCGTTGTTGTCGATTCCAAAGCTCCAGTCCGTCACCCCGGAAACGCTGAGGATGTATACGGGATCCCCAGAAGATGACCCTCCAGTGATCGCCCGGAACCACGCCTGAGAAGAGGCCGAGGTGTTGTCGCCGTTCAGGACTCGATACTGGATGATGCTCCCGGCTGCCGCCCTGCTGAAGTCGAAGATGGTCCCCGTAGGAGTCACGGTCGTATTGCCGGAGGAGTCAAGGCGGAACTCCATGTATACGGAGCCGTCCGCCTGGGTAAGGCGGAGCTGTGCGGCCGAGGCATCTAGAATATCAAGCCTTCGATCAGGCCCAGAGGTGTTGATCCCGACGAACTGCCCACTCGTGATCGTGACCACCTGAGTGGCGGCTGTAAATAACGCAAGCTCGTCCGTGGAGTGCGTGTATCGGATTCTCCCGCGGGCTCTGGTCGTGTCGGAGAACAGGATCGTGTTTACGCCAGATACGTCAGTAACGAGGTTGATATTGCAGTTGGTGGACTTCTCGATGGTAAGTAGATCGTCAGCGTTGTAGGTGGACCCTACCGCAGACCCGCTTAGGACCTGGAGAGATACGGACGGGAGCGTGATCCCGATACCAACGTTCCCGTCAAAGCGGGAGATCCCATCATCCACCCATAGGGCGTAGGCGTTGGTGATGGTCGCGTTGCTGCCAGCTTGGGGAGCCCTGTCAATGTAGACCGTAGCCGCATTGGTGACGGTGGAGGCTCCAGCGAAGGCGAGAGTAGGAGCCTCGATGAAAACGCACCTCTGGTCAGCGAGGGCTCCCGTGGCCCAGGTAACGGTAGCCCCAAGGTCGATGTCGAGAAACTTGATCTCCGTGCTGGCGGTCTGCCCCGTGGAAGCGGCTCCTAGGACACGGAAGAGGCCATTCGTGCCTCCCGTGTTGATGGCTCCCGTGATCTGGACGGCGTGGGCCGTGCCGCTGGCGCGTACCGCCGGGGTGAAGGTGGCGTACCTGTCCGTGTCGATGGCGAAGGCGGTCGCGGACCCGAATCCGAGGGTACTGGCGATCTTGAATTTATCGCTGTCGTCGTTGTCCGCACCGATCAGCCAAGAGGTCCCGCCTACGATGTCGAAGGTAGCGTAAGGATCTCCAGCGGAAGTACCGCCCACCTGCATCTGAACAGAGGCGCTGGAGGTCGCGTTGGTGTTGTCCGTGTTCCTGACGTGGAAAGCGTAGGTGGACCCGGCAGTGGAGCCCTGGAAGATGAAGTCGTCTCCGACTCCCGCGGCGATCTCAAAGACGATGCTGGTGCCATCGAAGTCTAGGTCCGCATAGTCGGTGGCGCTGGTTCCAAGACGCAGAGCCTTGTTGACCGTCTCTTGGATGTGGACTCTGGCCCCCGCGGGAGCCGCGGTGCCGAAGCCGAATTTCCCCGATCCGTTGTAGTAGGAGTCGGCCGTGGAGTGCAGCTTGATCTGGTCGGTAGCGCCGATCAGGACTTGAAGTCCTACATCCAGGGTGAAACCGCCAGTTAGGTTGTACGTGAGCCCGGCGTTGTCGGTAACAAGGCCGCCGCCGCCGGCAAGAACGACTCTTGTGGGGGTCAGGTCAAGGACGAGGAAGCCATCCGTTGACCATGTAGTTTTTTCGTCGCCGTCCACAACGGCTGTGAAGCCAGGCGTGGAGAGCCCAGAGAGGTAGAAGCCCGTGTCCGTATGGGACTGGAACGCCAAACTAGGGAGAGCGGCAGTACCGTTGGGGAGGTGGATGGTGTAGTTCGTGATGGGGTTTGACATCGCCCCCGAGGTGCCAACCCCCAGGAAGATGATGTCGTCGTTCTCGGTAGCGCCTTTCGACAGATCGTTGAAATCAACACCCTTGTAGATCGACTCCGGATTCCCGATAGCCTTCTCATGATCGAAGGCGAGGTAAGGCTTAAAGGACTCCTTCTTCTTCGCATCTGTAGCCATCTACCACTCCCGCAGGTCGTAATCCCCGCGTCCCATGCTCTCAAGGATGTGCTGTAGCTTCCCCTGCGTATCCGGGTCAACGCGGCGCATGGCCGAGCCGAAGCGCTTCTGGATCCCGCGCACGATCATGGCGTGCTGCGCCTTGACTCGCTCCGGGTCGGAGACGGTAATGGGGAATCCAAGGGCTCGGGAGGCGGACCACATCGGGGATCGGTCGTAGAAGTAGTTCCCCTCGGGGTCGCGCCGCGTGTTGTTGGCGATCCCTCTAGTCCCCTCGAAACCGTCTAGCATCTCCTGGATGACCTTGACGTGAGGGATCTGATTAAGCAGGGAGGCCACAAGCGGCTTCTGCGGGATGACGGGCTCAAGCACGTTGGTCTTCGGGTCGTAGCGCCAAACCGTCCCGTCCAGGCTCACGAAGTCAGTCGGCTCAACGAAAGGCTTCTCCGTGAACGTGTCGTAGCCGCCCCTCGTTTCGATCAGGGCCTTGATGAAGGGGTTGCTGGCGGGGTCGATCAGCTTAGGGATCTGGTTCCCTCCCATCTCCGTCATGGAGGCGGCCTCGAACGGGTTGAAGCCGCCCACCTTCATGAAGATGATCTGGCCATCCTTGGTGCCCCCAATGGGGATATGGTTGCGGAAGCGGGGAGGGAGCCTGTCGTCGTTGGCCCCGTCGATCATCATCTTGGCGTAGTGGTTCCAGAGGAACGCCTTCTTCGGAGCCACGAAAGGCATCGTGAAGAGGAGCTTGTTGAGGGTCGCGGCGAACGTCCAGAAGGGGATAGCCCTCCGGATCCACTCGCGGGTGATCGGATGCTGCCGGCCGTAGTTGCCCAGGAACCGCTCCATTTCGGTGACGGCCTTCTCGACCAGCATGGAGGCGGGTTTAAGGGCTTCCCTGCGGGCGGCAAGCTGGATCAGTTCATCAACGTCCCTGCCAGCGTTAGCGCCTCCCTGGAAGGGGTAGGAGCCCACCTTCTGCTGGCGCACGCTCCCGAGCTTTCTAAGCTGTTCCTGAAGCTCCTGTAGCTTCGTGGGGCTCGCTACCGCAGCCTGCTTACTATTCTGAGCAGCCTGTAGACGGCTCTGAAGCTGGCGGATCTCGACAACAGGAGCGTTTTCAGCGATCTTGGCTTGGATAGCGGCTTCCAGGCCCGCGATGTCCTGCGAAGGAAGGGGCGGCGGCGCGGCATTGGACAAAGCCCTTTCGGTGTCGATCCTCTTCTGGACCTCCGCCATCTGGGCGTCAATCCTGCCAAGCTCGTTCTGCTGCTCGATGCTTAGCGTCAGCTTCTTAGCGCCGAGGGCCTGACGGCCGGCAAGCGCCTGCTCCTCTTTCCGGGCCATCATGAGGGCGTCCAGGGCTTCCTTGGTGACGCCATCCGCCACGATCTGAGCGGCGAGGATGTTGCCGACTTCCGCCTCTTCCTTCAGGATCTCCCTCAGCTTCGTCTCCGCGAGGAGCCCGCGAGGGCGGGCGTCAGTCGCGGAGGCGAGCTTGTCCGTGATCTTCTCAATCTGCTTCATTCCCGGGACGTGGGAGAGGAAGTCCGCGTGATACCCAGCCTCGGAGAGCAGCCCGGAGGCGGAGATGGCTTCCGCCGGATGGACCTTCGCTTCCGTGACGGTCTTGCTCCAAGGCAGATGACCGCCCGAGAGGAGCAGAATGCTGTTCCCGAGCAGGTTGTTCATGTAGTAGCGGGGCATGAGGCGAAGGACCACGCTTCGCCAGGTGTTCATCAGCTTGTCGTAGAAGCGAAGCGGCCCGCTTACGCCGCGAAGCTGGCTTTCGATGAGGTAGGCATCCTCGACGGGGATGGCGATCCCCCAGTTCTTCGGGTTATCGACCGCTTCCTTAGCCGCGGCGATCATGGCGGGGCCAGCCTCGGCGTCTACCGCCTTAGCCGCGTTCCGTAGGGCGTCGTAGGGCTTGAGCCCCTTGGCGATCTCGTCGGCGTAGCGGCTCACCATCAGCTCATGTCCAGGGATCAGGCCATTCTCGATGTACCGCATGAGGACGGGATCCATGAACACGTAGCCCTTGGGGGCGTCCGCGCCACCCTTGATGAGCTTCCCGTTGTTCTGGATGGTGTCGGCGACGTAATCGACCATGCCCCGCAGCTCCGCCATCTGGAGCTGAGAGCGGGCCATGACCACGGCCGGGTCCTTGATCGTCCCTTCCGCGAGGCCCTTCTTCTCGAAGCGCTTGACCCGGTTGAGGTTGTTCGCTTCCCCCTTCAGGTCTTCAAGGAAGTCCAGGACGCCACCCTTGCGGTCCTCGATGTACTTCCAGTAGGTCGCCTCCGTGGGCTTCCCGAAGGGGTTAGCCCCCTGGGTCCACGCCTTCGCCGCGTCGAGCCCCTCCTGGTTGTAGACGACCTTCCCGCCTTCAACACGCCAGGGCTGAGGGATCAGGCCCTCCTCATAGAGCTGTTCCGCCAGCGGCTTCAGGGCCGCGGCGTCAAGCTCCCCCTGATTCTTGATCCCCCAGTTCTTCATCCACTCTTCGTTGACGGAGTTGATCTTGCGCCACTCCTGCGCGTACTCCGCGAGCATGGGCTTGCTGGCATCCTCGAGCGGCTTGTAGCCCGTGACGAGCTGGCGGAATTCAGCCCAGTCCGCCTTCGAGATCGACTTCTTGAAGGCGTCAACGTAGGGCTGAGAGGAAGCAACGCGGTTCTCCAGGAGGATCGAAGTCATCCTCTGGACGCGGCTCTGCCCGTAAGGAGTGAGGGCGTGAGCCTCCGCGAACTTCTGGACGGCCGGGATCTTGAGCGCCCCTCTTCCCACGGCCTGGATCGGAGCGGCGAAGATACGCCCCGGCGTCCTCTGGATGTTGTCTCCCAGCTTCAGGAGACGAGTAGCCGTGGAGTCGGCGAGCTTCACGCCAGCCTTGATCGCCTGCTTCTCGGCGGCGGTCATCGCGGCTTTGCCGGCCATCTTGAGCCCGCCCCCCAGGACGTCGAAGATGGTCGTAGCGTCCATGAGGACCGTGAAGGGATGCTTGTAGAGGGCTTCCCCGAAGCCGTCCTTGTAGGTGTCGGTGATCCCCTTGATGACGTCGGTTTTAAGCTGGTCTAGCTCCTTCGTCAGAAACTCGGGGTTCTCGTACAGCATCTTCACGCCGTCGAGATTCTTGGAGATGTACTTCCCGGACGTCCACGCCTGCTTCACCATGGCGGGGATGCCTTCGATGAAGCTGCCGACGTCGTCCGAGAGGTTCTTGACCCAGCCCTGAAACGTCTTGGGGGTGTCGATAGGGGGCCGATCAAAGACCGCCGAAGGAGTGTCTACGGACTCAATCGGAGCGTTGCGGATAGCGTCCAGCGCCATCTCCTCCTGGTCGTAAGGAGACTGCTGCATGGGAGCCATCGGGCGCATAGTCTGAAGTCCACCCATAGCCCCCATAGGGCTCATGGGCTTCATGCCCGTGCGGTTGTTCTTGCCCGGAGCGCCGCTTTCAATGCCCCGAATGGGCTGAATAGGGCGTCCGGGAGGCAGGGGGCCGAGCCCTTTGTCTAGCGCCATGCATTACCCGAGCCCCATGAGTCGCATCGCGTCCGGAGAGATCATCCCGATGGGGTTTCCGTCCTCGTCCTTCTCAGGCTCCCCTAGCTGCCGATTGAAGAAGCCCTTTCGCATCTCGAGTGTGCGGATCTTCTCTTGCAGGGCTTTCTTCTCATCAGGGTTGTTGCTGTACTGCATCTGCTGGCGAAGCTGGTTAAGCTCCTGAAGGGCCGCGCCTCGACCAGCCTTAAAGCGGTCGAACTTCCTGTCATCCACACGCTCCGCCTGGCGCTGCTTGTCCTGGAGTTGGTCCTGAAGTAGTTTGGCGGCCCCCATGTTCTGCTGCGCCCCCATCTGGCGCTGCATCTGGCGGTCCTTGATCTTCATGCCCTGAGCGCCGAGGAGATCCTGAAGGGCCATATGCTCGTCCTGACGCTTCTCTCCTCGACGGGAGATAGCTTCCGCCGCCTGCATGGGGTCGGCCCCCGCGAGCGTGGCGAGGACGTAGCCGACATACTCCATGACCCCAGGAGGCGTAGCGGAGCGCTCCTTAGCGCCCTCGTAGCGCATACGCGCATGGGCGATAGCGGACTCGATCTCCGGGTCATCCTGGAATTCGTGACGAAGGGCCTCATCAGCTTGGTCCGGAGAATTAGCGCCCGACTGTTCATGAAACTCCGCCGCCGCCTGCTGAATCATGTCGTGTTCTTGCCCGGGATAGGCGAACTGAGCTGGCTCTTGCTCTTTTGGAGTAGGCGGCCCCACGAGTTCTCCAGAGTCCCGCGGCGGCGTGGGCGGGGTAGCTCCAGGGCCAGGTGTTCCGCTCGAGAGAAGCCGAGTCTGCGTATGTTTTTCGACTAGCGGCTTATTCTCTGGGAACAGAGAACCGAGTTTCCCGAGAAGGGAATCTTCATCGCCGACACGATGGAATCCAAGGAGGCCCTCCATCCCAGAATGTGGACTTCCACCCATATTCATTGGCTTGGGGCCAATGGACTGCGTGGTGGGCATCCTCGCGCTCATGATGGTTCGAGGATCCGTGGTCGGGGGCTGCTTACTTTCGGAGCCAAGGAGAGCGTCAATAGGGTTGGGCTTCCCCTTGGGGGTGAGGCCCGGAAGGCTTACCCCAGGGTCTACATACCCAGGAGGGCGAACGGTGTTGGCCTTCATCTCGGGAGGCACCAGAGCGTCCGGGAGCTGCGGGATCGGCGGATCTCCGCCGGGCGGCTTGACCGCTCCCTGCTGCGGAGCCCCCTGCTGTAGCAGGGCTAGAAGCTGCTGGATATTAATCGCCATCTTGCACCTTCTAGTTAGAGTCCGAGGGCTCCAAGGCCCGACCAGTTAGTAGCTGCCGGCATCGTTCCAACCTGCGCCCCCAGATTGGGAGTAGACGGCATCATCTGGTAAGCCCCCAGGCCCATTCCGAGCAGGTTGACGGCCTGATTCGCGTAGTAGTTGTGTCGCTGATCTCGGATCTGCCGGCGCAGATTGGAGAGAGCGGAATGGGCTAGGGCCTCATTCTCTCTCGCCCCTTCAATAGCCGCCTGGTTCTGAGTCTTCACGCGGTTAACGGCCTGGACGCCCACGTTCATCGGCTCCGAGGGGTCGTAAGTGCCAGCATCGGCGGCCCGCTCCTCCGCCATGCGCTCCCCCAGGCGGGCGTTGTACTCAGTCATCCTGCGATTGCGGATGGCCTGAGACAGTCCGAAGTGAGCTTTCTTCTTCTCGAAACTTCCAGCGCGTCGATTAGCCTTGTTCTGGAAGTATCCCCCAAGAAGTCCGCCAAGACCGCCTAGGATGTTAACCATGTCTACCTCGAAATCTGGGTGCCATCGGCAAACGGGCGAGCCTCCACCTTGATAGAGTAGATTTCAGTCTGACCGTTGGTGGAGTTGTCACGAAGACGCAGCCGATGCATGGTCCCTCTCGTCTCCAGGAAACCCTTCAACTTCTTGACAGGGCCTTCCGTCGCTACCGCCATTGTATCAGAGAAGGCGTCCGCTGTCCCGTCCACGTAATGAGTGACTGTAATAGTGGCTGAAGGGGTAGTCTTGGCCTGGATGTAGGCCGCGACCACCTGGGACGGGCTCCACTGGGTATCAAAGAACATGTCCGGGGTGTCATAGTGGAAGTCGATGGCGGATCCGTCATCGTTCGCGCCACTCTCGGCTTCCCAGACGAGGATGGAGGTCCCGCTGGTTCCGAAGAGGAGCCTTCCGTCAGGATGGTTGGCGTAGTAGCGAGGCGTCTTTCCCGTGTTTCTGGCCCACTTCCCATGCTCGACGTCGAGGACGAATTCCCGGTTGTTGGCGCTGCCGCTCGCCGGGTACGAGAAATAGAGCTTCGTCATGTAGCGCCCGGCGGTGACGGTCCCCTTGTTGGGGATGGCCGTCCAATCCGGGTCAATGCTTTCGGACAGCTTGAATGGGTACTTCCCCTGGACCGCTACGATGCCTCGATGGGTAGCGATAGCCACGAAGTTGTCGTAGGCGATCATCGCCTTATGGGAGATCGCGCCCACGTCCGCGATCTTCCTAACCGTCCAGTCGAAAGGGGAGGAGCCGTAGAGGATGTACAGCTTTCCGTCCTTGCCTCCGCTGGCGGGAGACACTTTGCTGATGATGGCAAAGTCCTGGCCGGAACACATCCCGTTGACCACCATCCCGTCACCCTTGCTGAAGGTGAGAGATCCCGCGTTGTCTACGGTCGTGTAATCGGATTCATCCAGGAGGGCGGAATGGGTCACAACGCTCGAGGTCCCCGGAGCCAGGAAGACCCGGTTCCGGTGAACCATCATGTACCTGGAGTTGGCGGGAGGGGAGCCGGCAAGGGCGGTAGAAGTAGAGCCGTCCGTCGTATAGCGAGGGCCTCCCCCCTGATTGCAGATAATCATCTTGTCGTTGAACATCCCGATATCAACGGGGGTGTCAACGGTGATGGTTAGGCCGGTGATCGGGGTATTCCAGGAGCCGTTCGTTATGTCCTGTACGGTCGTCCCCTCCGCGGCCAGGACGTAAGAGGTGCCCCCTGACGTAGCGCCAGCGAAGAGGCCGCTTACGAAGGTCCCAGTTGGGGACACCTTAGCCGCGCCGGTGAACTTGATATGGCCCAGCCTCTTCTTGATCCTGCCGACTTCCGAAGGGTCGAAGTTCTGCGCGTCCGGGCTCTGGCTGTCGTCGATGGCGTGCGCGGGCTTCTTCGTGAAGAGGCCGCCATCAGGCGACTTGATGATGTACTCCGAGAACTGCTTCTTTAGGTTGGGCGGAGGCATCAGCTATACGAGGCGCGGACTCTCCGGTTGGAGATGTCGCGCACCTGCCTCCGGAACTCCCTCTTCGCGTTGATCTTTTGGGAGTTGTACTGCTCCCAAGCGTTCGCGGCTTCATCCTCCATGCCGAACTGCTTGAGGGCGTAGTGGAGCGCCAGGAGGACGATCAGGCGATGGTAGCGGCCAGAGAACTCTGGGGATTGGGTATCGGACGTCATGTAAGTATGGGCGTAGGCGTAGGTCATAATGAGATCGAGGCGCTTGGCTGTAGACGGGTTAGCGTGGGAAGCGGCGGTCGTACCGCCCTGCCCGCGGAGAAGAAGGCCCAGCGTGTTGGTGGAAGACGTATTCGACTGATGGGCGATCTGCTCGCTTTCGATCAAGATAACCCCGGCGGGGGAGTGGAACTTCGTAGAGTCCGTGACGGTGACGGACGACGTAAGGGCCGTCATCGAGGCGGAAGTGGTTGACGTGTTGCTGGTCGTAGACGGAGCGGGGCCAAGGTACAGATCATTGTCGATGATCGTGTAGGCTTCCGGGGTCGCCTGAACGATGCGCTTATCGAGGAAGCCGTGAGCCTTGAACTCCTGAGGAGACAGGTAGGGCAGTTCCCCGGCCGTCCCCTGCTGATACCACATCATCGCCCTGGAATGGATGTAGTCGGTGGGGAGGTCGTAGCGGAACTGGTAGGCCGTGATGTAGAAGCCGTACTCCCGGCTCATCGGCTGGACGTCGTTAACGAAGTCCTCGCACGCCATGTTGATGTAGAGGTTCGCCGGGACGGTGGAGAGAGCCCCGCCGTTCTTGTCCTGGAACCGCCTCTGAAGGTCAAGACGCAGGGCGGATAGGGTCGCCATTAGAAGCCCTCCCTCACGTCAGGATCCTTCCACGATTAAGGATCTTCTGATCCGGGTTGATTTCCCCTCTCCCCAGGGCCTTGTAGAAGCCCTCCACCATCTCCAGCTCTTTCGGGATGGTCGTCTTCGGAAGCGCGAGATCGCCGTACTCGACCCCCGTATGGGAGGCGTCCGCCATCATGATCTTGGGGTGCATCCAGTAGGCGCGGTTCTTGAGCGCCTCCGCTACGCGAGCGAAAGTGAATCCGTAGATTTCCCTCCAGTTCCTAGAGGGGTCTTCCTTCTCTCTCTTATCGATGTAGCCGTTGGTGTCCTTGTTCTCGCAGCCTACGAAGACCATGCGGAAGCAGCCCAGATGCCAGGCGAGGGAAGCGGAACCGATGGCGGAGACGCCATTCCAGGCGAGCTTCCCATCCTCGAATACGTCCTTGGCGAACTGGCTACGCCCCTTGTGCCCGATGACTCCGGGAGCGCCGGCGCGTTCCCAGGTGTAGACATCAGGCTCGTACTCTGAGGCCCAGCGATCTACGCCGCACTTGATGGCGTTCTTGGCGTTGGGATGGTCCTTCGACCCCTGGTAGGCGTCCAGATCCATCCAGAACCAGTAATCGGCGGGGACCTCCTCAATCGCCTTGTTGATGGCGATGGTGAAGACGTGGGGGTATTTCTGCCCGGAGCCGAAATGCCGCACCGCATTCTTGAGGGACGGGCCGCGGCCAATGATGAAGCAAAGCGAGCCCTTCTGGGTGCCGTAGAGGCCCTTGGCGGAGGCATTAGACGACATCCGCAAGCCTCACTTTCGCCACGGGGAGGGCTCCGTTAGAAGCATCTAGGATCTCGCAAGGGCGCTCATACCACTGGAGCTTTTCGACGGGGCTGAACATCGAGAGCATCCGGTCTCGGACTCCAAGATGCTGGGCACACTGCCAATCCCTTGACTTCCCAGGCTGAACAAAGCCGTCAAACTGACCGGCGGCGGACAACTCCGTTCCGATAGTGATGATTCTGGAGGCCCCCATACGGATAGCGAGGTGGATGACCCACCCAAGGGTCGTCTCATTCCAGTAGAGAGGCCGCGTTTCCGGGAGCTTCCAGCGAAGCGGGGTGCCGTTAAACTCCACCGCGTAGAAGGGCTTGCCCTTCATCTGGTCGTATGTCTGGATCCCAAAGACGCGCGTAACGGTTTGCGCGGGCCGCACCTGGGAGACGGCATCGACATCGCAAGCGCACCAGTAATCGACCCTCTCCGGGACGACGACGGAGCGGTTGATACTCATCACCACCCAGTCTTTGGGGATCTTCCCGAGCGTCTTTACCGAAGGGCCTGAGCCGGTAATCAGGAAGGTAGCGCCGTCATGCTTCCCGTAAAGCTCCCTGGAGTGCTTCCAGGGCTCATTTGGATGACGCTTCCTGACGGCGTACCAGCTATCCACTCTCGTCTCCGTGGACACCAGATTCGTCTCTGGGTTGTCCCCATTCTTCTTGACCAGCGCCAGAATGCGAGGGTCCTTGAGAAGAGAGGGCTTGACGATGTAGAGCATTACAGAGCCCTCCCCTTTTCAGAGGAGGGCTCGAAATGCACTAGATCACTCCATTTCCAGGTAGCCGCCACCCGTGGCGGTCGTGCTGGAGACGGCAGCGGCGGCGTAGCCGCAATGACGCTCAAGGAGCGCCCGCAGCTCCGCGCCCGTGGCCTTCGTGGTGGCCGCCAGCTTGATGCGGCTGATGCGACCGTCATCGGTCGCCGCGCCGTAAGCGTGCAGGTAGTCACCCTTGACCCACGCGTGACCGGAGCCAGTGGTCTTCTTCAGATCCGACCGATACCCCTTGGTCTGGATCCAGCCGTAGTACGCATCCGTGAGGATCGAGCAGAACGCACCCTTCGCCAAGCCGGAATCCGACGTCGAAACGTCGGAAGTCACGTCCCAGTTGTAGGTGGCGGTCGTAGACCGCACGTAGCTCATCGCGCCAGCCGCGGCGGCGACGTTGCCAGAGCCGTTGTCGAACTTCACGTAGCGGAAGGTGGCGCAGCCGAGGGCAGCGGTAGCGTTTTCCTCGATACGCACAGCACCCAGCGGATACAGCGCCGTCGCGTTGCCCGTCGAAGTCACCAGATCGGTGAACATGAGGGGAACGCCGGAACGTCCGGGACTAGCCATCTTCGTTCTCCTCCTTTCTTAGGGCTTCAGGACCGAGTAAGCCGAAACCGTACGGCGGTTCCGGAAGATCACGTTGCCGGCGAAGAACTTCTGCCAGATCCGGATCCACTGAGTCGCGGGGCGCGGAACCCGCTCCACCTTGAAGTTGACGTCCTTGTGGACGATCAGATTCATGTGGCGCGAGTTGAGCCACCACAGCCAGTTGGTCGCGGACCCCGCACCCGAGCCCGGAGAGTGCGAGTCGTGGAAGATCGGGATGTCGTTGAGCATGATGTACTTGAAGCCGCCGCGAGCCGTCTGCTCGCCGCCGAAGCGCTGGTTCGCCTGGAGCAGCGCCCACACCTTCTTGTACACCGCCTTGTTGGTCACGCCCATGTCCGGACCATCCGAAGCGATGGTCGCGTCGAGCTGACCCTGTTCAAGGGCCGACAGCGTGATCGCGGACGTGGCGGCGTCAACGTCAGCCACCCAGCCAGCGAAATCCGCCACCGGAATGTTGTGAAGCGTGGTCGAAGTCGAAGCCACGTTCCGAAGGCCGGTGATGCCCGTCGCGCTGTCAGCGTTCGTGCTGAACAGGTCCGTCGAGAGCAGGTCCGCCAGCTTCAGGTCGCAGTTCTTCGTCTTGGTCTGGATGAGGTCCACGCGGGCCTCGTCGCCGCTGTTGCGGAGGATGTCATGCTCCGTCAGGACGACGCTGCCGTAGTAGAGCTTCCAGGCCAGCTTAACCGCCGTGTCGGTGTCCGTGGGCGAGATCGAGAGAACGTCCGCACCCTGAAACGACCCCGCAGCCGCGATCTTCTGATACATGATCGAGGACTGGATTTCGGAGCCGCCCGAGTACGTGATCTGACCCGTCTCGCGGAGGTGATACCACAGCGAGGCGGAGTCGTAGACGTTATCTTCCGATCCCGACTCCAGCATGTTGAGGGTCGTAGCCTCAACCTGAGAAGTAAACGGGAGAGCCATGTTTGACCCTTTCTAGGTCTTACTTCTTCGGCTTGGAAGCGTCGTAGACCTTTTTGGCCCACGCACGCTCTTCAGCCGGGGTCATTCCACGCTTTCTTTCAGGAAGGCCGGTCGGCTTAGCCCCAGCGGTAGGTGCCTGAGAGCCGAGAAAAGCGGACTTCTTGCCGTTCTCAGCTTCCTCACCCTTCTGCTTGGCCGCCAGATCAGCCATCGCCGACTTCTGTAGACGCGCCGGATGCACCGTCTTCAGAAAGGCGTACTCGAGGATGTCGGAAGGGCTCCAGCCCTTACCCTTGAGAGCGTCTTCGTTGCTGTCGATCCATTCACCCATCAGATCCCATTCGGGATCCGTGAGATCCTTGTGCGACTTCTCAAAAGACTCAAGGGACGCCGTTTCCTCTCGCTCCTGCTCTTTGGCCTCCAGATAGCTCAGCTTCTCAGCAAACTCGGGAGGGATCTGCTGCGCCTGCTGGACGGTTTGCTGAACCGCCTGCTGGGGGGACTGACCGGCCTGGATGCGGGCCTTGACCTGCTGGACAAGCTGAGGGTCCGAGAGGACCGCCTGAACCACCTTCTCATACTGCCCCATGCGAGTCGTGGTTTCCTTGTCCTTGGCCGCCCGGTCCTGCATCTTCCGGGTGTAGTCGCCCTGCCACTTCACGAAGCCCTTGTACATCTCATTCGGGTCGGTGTAGACGGTATCGCCCACCTTCCAGGAAGGAGTGTTCTGGGCCGAAGTGGGGCCTCCCTGAGTCGCGCCCTCGTTGGTCTGGGTGGCCTCCGAAGCAGCCTGCTGTTCTACAGCCTCAGCTTCAGCCTGCACGCCCTCAACTTCATCGGGCATCTGGATTCCTTTCGCGCTTCATGACCGCTTCCCTGCACTTTCTAATCGGGGGCAGGGGACGCCCGTATGGAACTAGGAGATCGTCATCCAGATCGGCTTGCCGGATCGCTTGGCCTTCTTCTTCGCCACCTGCTCGACGGTGGGAAGATAGTCGCCGGCAGCCTGGATCTGGGCGGGGGGAGAGTCGGGCGCTGACTTCTTCGGCTGGCGATTCATGCCCTTCTTGGATCGAACTCTGTCACCGAGGCTCATGCCGCGACCTCCTGCTCATCAAATCCAGGACGCGAATAGTCGCTCTCATAAGAGGCGACAGCTTCGCCAGCGCCGCGCTGGAGGCGGCGACGGCGAAGGGCGGACATCAAGCCGCCCTGCTCAAGTCCTGCGGCCTGAGCGTCAAACTCCTTCTCAGCCTGCTTGGTTGCCTGCTCCTGCTTGCGTGCTTTGTTAGCGCCAACAGCTCCGCCAGCGAGAGAGGCACCAGCGGTAGCGCCCGCCACAGTACCGATGCCAGGGACGATGGACCCAAGGATGCCGCCGACGACAGCGCCCGTGCCGATGATGAGAGGATCCTTGTAGCGCTGGTACGCGGCCCTAGCCTTTTCGCCCGTTCTCTTGGCG